AACTTTGGTATTCTAATGGAAATTAGAGGTATTGATAAGCCATTTGATTGGTCACGTGAAGCTGTTAAAAAACTCCAAGTCAATGGTACTGGTACTTATTACTCACCTAGTAAGAGAGTACCATCTAAAACAAGTGAAGGCGATTATGTTAAAACCGAAATCGTAGATAGTTTAGATGTTTTATATGATGCTATTGGGGATAATGCAAGATATATTATTGACTTTATCGAAGATATGCAAAAAGTATTCCCAACATTAGGCAACGATTGGGGTGTCTATATGCCAGAAGTTAAGTATCTTGCACCAGAACCACTTGTACATTATGGTGATTTATCACTCCGAGAAATACCAAATGTCCATTTTGTAGGCGATGCTCTTTCAGCCAGAGGTATTACAGTAAGTGGTGCACAAGGGACATATGTTGCAGAAACAATTTTAGATAATCAAAAAGAAATAAATGATTTTTTAGAATGGGCAGATAAACCAGGACCTTGGCCTGAAGAAGATGATAAAATACACACTATAGGAGGCTTAACAATGCCTAAAGAAAAAAATGAATACTGGAAATCATTATGAAACAAAAAGAAATTAACGAACATATTCGGAGACAAAATGAAATTATGGGAAAAGAAAATTTTCCCAAGTCAAGGAAAATGAAATCACCAGATGGTACTATAGCTTATATTTGGGATAATAAACTCCATAATTGGGAAGGACCTGCTCTTATACCAGAGGGTGATAAACGCAAAAGAGAGTATTATATTTACGGTATCCAGTATTCGGAAGAAGAATGGAAAGAAAGAAAACGTGACGGTAAGGGTTTGCCATGGTATAAAGACCCAAGATTTAAATCAAGAACAGCAGGATAATGAAAATCGGACTTACAGGAACAATGAGTGTTGGTAAAACAACACTAGTCAAAGCACTATCAGAAGTAGAACAATTCAAAGGATATACCTTTACTACTGAACGTAGCCAATACCTTAATTCACTAGGTATCCCCTTAAACCATGCAACTACTATTGAGGGACAAACAGTATTTTTAGCTGAGCGTGTTACTGAATTAATGCAACCTCGTATTATTACTGATCGTACAATTATTGATGTTATGGCATTTACAAATTGTGCTAAAATGGTAAGCTATACTGATGGTGATGCGTTTGAGGAATATGCTAAACGTTTTATTTCCCAATATCATTATATATTTTATATTTCTCCTGAAGGAATGGATATAGAAGATAATGGGGTTCGTGAAACTGATGCTACTTATAGAACAGAAATCGATAGTGAAATACAAAAATTACTAAAAAAACATCGTCCTGTTGTTCATACACTTAAAGGAACAACTGAGGAACGTATAAACCAAATGATGAAAACTATACAATTTTAATTAATATGAAATTATGGAAATGGATAGTAGGATTACTTGCAGTACTAGGAGGTGCCGCTGCAGTAGCTTCTACTCAAAAGAAAAAAGAGCACGATAAAAATGTTAAAAACACCAAACAAAAGGTCAAGCAAACACAAGCGAAAACTAAACAAGTTCAGCAACAAAAAGCTCAGACTAAAAAAGCAGTTACTACTCAAAAGAAAAAAGTAACTACCGCTAAAAAGCAGGTTAAAAGCACTGCTAATGCTAAACAAACTACTCAAAACTTTAAAAAGAAGTATAGAGGTAGATCAAAAAAATAATTATGAAAAATATACTAATAACTTTATTTTTAGGGTTATCTAGCATAGGTTATTCACAAGATACTCTTCAAATTCCCGCTGTGGAACTTGAAGAGTTTTTCTTGGCCTTAGATACCCTTGAAGTCCAGGACTCAGCAAAAACAGTTTTAATCCAAGAATTAGAATTTCAAATCAAACTACACGAACAGTTAGCTAAACAAGATAGCCTTATAATCCTATATAAAGATCAGGAAATAAAGCTATTAAATGAGGAAATAGATTTATATATCTATCGCTTAGATAAGGTTGATAAATGGTATAACAGGCCGTGGGTAGGCATTACAGGAGGTTTTTTAGGTACTATACTTTTACTTAATACTATAGACTATACGCTGCCTGATTAATCCTTGTATATTTATTACTGTTAACAACAACATTTTGCAAAATGATTAAAAACGAAATTAAGGAAATCATAATTGAAGAGATTAAAGATGTCTTAAAAGAAATGGCATCTCCCGAACAGTTAGCCGCTGATTCGCGCCCTGAAGAAGACGACATTACACCTCCAGGTATTGAAGATATGTCACCAGACCCCATGTTTGGTGCTAATCCTTCATATGTTGAAGAAAAGGAGTTATCTGAAATGCCTCGTACATCTAATATTTTTAAACTTAGCCAAGAAGCTAGTATGAAAGATGTACTTCAATTTATGCAACGTGTAAATGATGTTCTTAAAACATTTAAATCACCAGGACAAAAGCGCCCTAAAAAACGTTTTACACCTGAAGAAATGAAAGCACTTGCAACAGCAATGCTTAAGCCTGAGGGCTTTACTTCTAGGGATATAATTGCCGCTACTTCATACAATAGCCCCGCCCAAGCAAATAAATTCTTAAAAGCGCTTGAGATGAAAGGTTTAATTACATTAACTTCTCAGCTTAAAAAAGCAATGGAACCAACTCGCGATCCAAATGCTCCCGAAACGAGAGGTAGAAAAAGAAGAGACGCAGAATTTGATTTATCAGATGATCCAATGATGGATTTAGATGCCTTAGGCTTAGGAGGTGATATTGATCTAAGCGACCCATTAGCAGAAAACAACAACACCATGAGTGAATTAGAAAAATACATTAAGCAAGTAATTAAAGAAGCTAAAAACCCATTAGCTAAAAAGATGAAAGAAATCGAAAATCAAGGACGCAGAGCCGCCCTTGAAACTAAACTTGCCGCAATCGACGAAATGATCGAGGAAACTGAAGGTCGTTTAACTCGTATTGACGAAGATAATGAGTTTAGAGACATGATGGATAAAAACGCTGTTAAAGAAGTTCGCAAGCAACTTAAAGAACTTGAAAGAGCTAAAGCTAAGCTTCAAAAAGAATATGGTAAAATGAAAAAAATGGCTTTACCTAAAAACTATGATGAAGACGAAAAAGGTAAAGTAATGGACGAAGAAGCCCCAGTAGCTGAAGACACTGTTGATGCCGCTATTGATGAAGTAGAATTAGAAGAAGATAACTTTAAACTTAACGAATCAGTTAAGCGCATGCAAAGATTAGCTAACCTTAAAGGTTAATTAAAATTATATATTAAAATTAGGGGACCAATAGGTCCCCTTTTTTATTAGTATGTATATACGATGGCAGATATAAAATCAATCATAAAACAGGAATTTGTTAAATCAGCAAGCGATCCTGTTTATTTTATGAAAAAATATTGTTGGATTCAACACCCAACAAGAGGTAGAACACAGTTTAATCTATACCCATTCCAAGAAAAAGTATTAGGATTATTAAGTAAACACGATAAATCAGTTATCCTAAAATCAAGACAGCTTGGTATTTCAACACTCTCAGCAGGTATAGCTCTACACATGATGTTGTTTCAAAAGGATAAAAACATCCTTGTAATTGCAACAAAACAAGAAACAGCAAACAACCTAGTAACAAAAGTACGATTTATGTACGATCAGTTACCTAGTTGGTTAAAATTACCTACAGTAGAAAATAACCGACTGTCACTGCGACTTAAAAATGGATCTCAAATTAAAGCAGTATCAGCAGCAGGCGATGCTGGTAGATCAGAAGCCATTTCACTTCTAGTAATTGACGAGGCTGCATTTATTGAAGAAAATAGAATCGAAGAGATTTGGGGTTCAGCTCAACAAACACTTGCAACTGGTGGTAGAGCAATTGTATTATCTACACCAAATGGTACGGGTAACTGGTTCCATAGAATGTGGGCTAAAGCCCAAGACGGTACAAGTGGTTTTACACCTATTAGATTACCCTGGACTGTACACCCAGAACGAAACCAAGAATGGAGAGACAAACAAGACGATGAGTTAGGGGATAGAATGGCAGCACAAGAGTGCGATTGTGATTTTACAACCTCAGGTGATACAGTATTTCCTCCTGAAGTACTAAACCATATTGAAGCTACAATGATTAAAGACCCACTAGAAAAAAGGGGTATGAATAGTAGTTTATGGGTTTGGGAATACCCAGATTATACAAGACAATATATGGTTGTAGCTGACGTAGCAAGGGGTGATTCCAAAGACTATTCAGCGTTCCATA